TTTGGATGCCCTGACTTTTAGTTTATTCAATAAACCTTTTCGTAAAATTAATAAGTCTCAACTTGTAAATGCAACAAATGAGAAAGATACACAAGTTGAAGTAGAGTTTGATATTAATGGTCGTCAATATCTTGTTCGTAGATGTATGAAACCAAATCTCTTTGAGATAGAGGTTGATGGGCAAAAAATGCATAAACAGGCAGATGACCGTGCAATGCAAAAGATATTAGAAGAGAATATACTTAAAGTTAATTACAAATCATTCACTCAGATAGTCATACTTGGTAGTAGTGCTTTTGTTCCTTTTATGCAACTCTCAGGTTCAAATCGAAGAGAAGTGATTGAGGACTTGTTGGATATTCGTATCTTCTCTGCAATGAATCTAATTATCAAAGATAAAATTAGAAAACAGAAAGATGAGATAAGAGTTTTAGATTTATCAAGAGAGAATGTAAAAGATAAATTAGATATGCAAAAGAAGTTCATTGAAGAGTTAGAGAATCGTGGTAAGGCAAATATACAAGGTAAACAAGATAAAATTTCAACTCTTCTTAAAGAACAAGATGGTTATGTTTCTGCTAATGAAGGATTAGAACTTGAGGTAACTGGTCTAATAGAGGATCAGGAAAAGGTAACGGGAGCTAGTAAAAAGTTAAGAAAACTAAACAAATTTAAGGGTCAATTAAGTCAGAAAGTAGCAACGATAACTAAGGAACATAAGTTCTTTAGTGAGAATGTAACATGCCCTACATGTACTCAAAATATAGAAGAATCGTTTCGTTTAAATAGAATTGCTGAAGTCGAAACTAAGGCTAAAGAGCTCCAAGACGGTTACAAAGAACTACAATTCAAAATTAAATCTGAACAAGAAAGGGAGCTCTCATTCAACACACTATCAAAGGAGATTACTAAACTCAATAATGACATTTCTCAAAATAATACCAAGATATCTGGCTTCCAACAACAGATCACAGATCTTGAATCAGAAATTCAAACACTTACCGACCAACTTGCAAACAGAAATACTGAACATGAGAAATTAACAGAGTTAAGAGAAAATTTAAATACCACCTTTGATGAATTAGTTGAGAAAAAAGAAGAATTAAGTTATAAGGATTATGTTTATAATCTTCTAAAGGATGGTGGTGTCAAGACAAAAATAATTAAAAAGTATCTACCTTTAATTAACAAACAAGTTAATAGATATCTGCAGATGATGGACTTCTATATCAATTTTAAATTGAATGAAGAGTTTAGTGAAACTATAGAATCACCCATACATGAAGATTTTTGTTATGCTTCATTCAGTGAAGGAGAGAAGATGCGTATTGACTTAGCTCTACTCTTTACGTGGAGAGAAGTAGCTGCGTATAAAAATTCTACAAATACCAATCTATTAATTATGGATGAAGTATTTGATAGTTCTCTTGATGGTACAGGAACAGATGAGTTTCTTAAGATCATAAGGTTTGTAATTAAAGATGCAAACATATTTGTTATCTCTCATAAGGAATCTTTATTAGAGAAGTTTGAGAGTGTAATACAGTTTGAAAAATTAAAAGGTTTTAGTAAAATGTTATCATGAAAATTTTAGTTACTGGTCATCGTGGTTTTATTGGAAGTCATGTATATGAACACTTGACGGAGTTGGGGTTTGATGTTGATGGATATGATATTCCATATGACATAGGAGATTTCAAGACAAATAAAAAGTATGATGTTGTGATACATCTTGCAGCCAACGCTGCTATCCGTGAAGCTTTTAAAGATCCTGATGCATTTTGGGAAAACAATGTAGTCAAGTCTAAACCTATATTTGATTATTGTAGAGAGAATGATGCGAGATGTTTATATGCAAGTTCAGCATCTGTATATGAATGGTGGATGAAACCATATGCAATATCTAAGAAAGTAAATGAGATACAGGCTCCACCTAATAGTGTGGGTATGAGATTCTTTAATGTATATGCACCAAAAGTAAGTCGTTCGGATATGTTGTATCGTATGTTAGAAACTAAAACTGCAACTTATCTTACAAGACATAAGAGAGATTGGATACATGTAGATGATGTTGTATTTGCTATTGCCACTTTGATCCCTACAACATATACTGGGGTTATAGATGTTGGTACTGGTAATCCAGTATCTGTAATTGATCTTGCTATGAAAATGGGAATGGGTCATTTACCTATCAAGGAAGAGACACCAGGCGAAAGAGATATCACATGTGCTGATACTACTGAGTTGCGTAAACTTGGATGGATGCCAACAATAAATATTCTGGACACAGTATGAAACACTCTGAACTAGATCTCTTTGATAACGTATTCGATAAATTGGAGGAAGAAAATGCCTCATCACAAAATATGGGAGAGTGGACGGAATCCTCATCGTCGGCCAGACAAGGGGAAGAAAAAACCACAAATGCTGAGACAAGCACGTAAAAGGTTAGCCCAGTTTAAAAAGTTGCACACAAGACCTTCTGGCCACCGCCAGGGGTCTTATAATATGGCTATACAAGCAACAAACCCATGACCGTTAAATTTGAAATCAAAGACCAACTTGCAAAACTTCTTGCAACTGAAGATCTAGTCGTAGAACATAAGAAAGTATTGACTGCTAGTTTCAATGTAAGTACTAGAGTATTAGTTCTACCTATGTGGGAAAAGGCTTCCAATAATGTATATGATATGTTGGTTGGTCATGAGGTTGGTCATGCATTATTCACACCAAATGTAGACATTGCATCATTCAAAGCTCCTTCTTCATATATCAATGTAATTGAAGATGCAAGAATCGAAAAACTTATCAAACGTAAGTTTCCTGGCCTATGTAAGTCATTCTTCCGTGGATACTGGGAGTTACATGAACAAGATTTCTTTGAGGTTCAAGGTCTAGATTCTGATGAGATTACTTTGATTGATCGTATCAATCTATACTACAAAGGTAGTAAGGATATGGTCTTTGCTGATGATGAGAAAGTATTTGTAGAGAGAACAGGTAATACAGAAACATTTGAAGAGGTTTGTGAATTGGCTGCAGAGATACATGCTTTCATGAAAGAACAGAAAGAGAAGAGAGAACAGGAAAAGATTGATGATACTGATTTTGATATGAGTTCAGAGATGAGTAATGATATTAAAAATGGATCTGGAGAGTCATCTGGTGAAGATGTAGAGGAATCTGAGGAAGAGGGTGAAGGTGAATCATCACATCCTCTATTCGATGAGGAACAACAAACTGAAGGGGGTAGTTCTATTTCAACAGATGATCTTATGGGTGGTGATCATTTTGAAGAACCAGACATAGATGAGGCTGTAACAGATACAAACTTATCTAAGAATCTAATAGACAACTTATTAGATCTAGAATCCAATCGCATGGAGACCACATATCTTAGTGTTCCATCTGTGAATACAGATACAGTGATTGTTCCACCTCAAGATATATGGGATTACTTTGATAGAAAAACTGCAGAGTTAGAAGCAGAGGAAACTCATTACTATAATTATCAATCATTAGAATTCTCATCTAATGAGTATGAGACTTTCAAACAATCAGCAAAGAAGGAGGTAAATTATCTTGTCAAAGAATTCGAGTGTCGCAAGTCTGCCACAGCTTATGCTCGTTCTACTACTGCTCGTACTGGTGTCCTCGATACAAGTAAGTTACACACTTATAAGTTTAATGAGGATCTTTTTAAGAAGATTACAGTTCTACCAGAAGGTAAAAACCACGGATTAATCTTTATACTTGATTGGTCTGGTTCAATGAATTTTGTTCTTAAGGATACTGTCAAACAATTACTAAACCTAGTTTGGTTCTGTAAGAAAGTGAAGATACCCTTCAATGTATATGCATTTACAAACGAGTGGTATCGTAACTGTGATGATGGTAGAATATTACAGAAACCTTATGGTGAGTTAATACATCAAGATTTTGTAGATCATGAACTAAGAGTTTCAGATCAATTCAATCTATTGAATATGATTTCTAGTGATTCACCAATCAGAGAGTTTGAACAACATTGTAAAAACTTATTCTGTCTTGTTGAAAATTCTCAGAGTTCATACAACTATCCAAGATTGTCTTTATCAGGAACACCATTGAATGAAGCTATTATTTCATTACATACTCTTATACCAGAGTTCAAGAGTAAGTATAAAGTTGAAAAACTAAACACAATTATTCTTACTGATGGTGAATCTCAATCCATGTCATACAATAAGTCATACGT